GACTTTGATTAACAGTACACACCTAGTAGACATGGAAGCAACTGCACCTGTAGAAACAACCGGACAAGTACGTTGGTTTAAAAAGCCTACACCAGGAATGACATACATGGTATCACTAGATCCTGCTATGGGAACAGGTGGTGACTATGCCGCAATACAAGTTTTTGAATTGCCAACATTTGATCAAGTAGGAGAGTGGCATCATAATACAACACCTATGAATCAACAAGTTAGAATTTTACAAGGTATTACTAAACATCTATATGATTCGATCATAGAACAAGATGCTAGTGCTACACCACAAATATTTTACAGTATGGAAAACAACTCTATAGGTGAAGCGGCCCTATTAAGAGTTATGGATATAGGTGAAGAAAATATACAAGGTATGTTTTTATCCGAACCTATAAGAAAAGGACATAGAAGAAAATTTAGAAGGGGATTTAACACAACAGCAAAACACAAAATAGATGCTTGTACTAAATTCAAAGAATTAGTAGAAGGCGGAAAAATGAAAATTAGTTCACAATTATTAATATCAGAACTAAAAGACTTTGTTGCAAGTGGATTAAGCTTCAAAGCTAAACCAGGACAACACGATGACCTTGTTAGTTCTTGTTTGCTAATGACACGTATGATAAAAGTACTTGCAGATTTTGATCCTAAAATATTTGAAAAATGGACAGACAGAACATCAGAGCTAACACCAATGCCAATCTTTGGCTCATTCAACTAATAACTGGTGCCTGTATGCTACACAGAGTACTGTATATCGCTGGTAAAAACAACTTTAGTCATGTGTGCCGTTCAACAAAAAGACGTATAAATAACACTATATGAACCCAAAAAACTCAGAAGATTTATTCAATAAAATTAGATCGCAGTTTACAAACATTAGACTAGGTGATGAAAACGGTGCCGCAACAGCGGATCCAAGCAGTGCTGTATTTTTTGAATTTGAGTTCAAAGAAGATGCAGACACATTTGGTTCAGTTAGTGTATCGATAGCAGAAGACGGTACTATGAAAGTATTTTACAACCGTAATTTAGTGGATAAAATTGATGAGGATAGCAAAGACGAATGGTATGCATTCCTTAAAGAGCTTAAAGACTTTGCAGTAGAGCACCAATTATCCTTTGATGTGCGTGATATTACTAAAAGTAACCTTACAAAGCAGGATTATCAAAATATAGCAGACACGAATCAAACGGTAAATAACGATGAGATGTCAGAAGAACTAAACAGAATTACTAAATTAGCAGGTGTTGAAAAGGCATCAGTTGCAGAAGGCTTAACCGGCACTGCAAAACGTTCATACGAGAACCTAGAAAAAACAAGATTAATAATTAGACACAAAGGCAAAGTTGACGAAACTGTGCCAGGTGCAAGATCAAGACAAATACAATCACTATACATAGAAAACGGTGATGGTGAAAGATTCAAATATCCACTAACACATTTAGCAGGTGCAAGAGCAATGATGAGACACGTGTCAAATGGTGGAAGACCACATGATGAATTTGGCGAACACATTGTTAGAACATCAGAAGATATAGCAAAATTAAATTCATTCTCAAGATACGTTACTAACAAAGATCAATTAAATGATAATGCAGGTGACATTATTGAGCAAACTAAAATGAAACTAGAAAATTTAAGAGGCTACATGAAAAATCTTTCTAATCAAGGACACTATGAAAATGCAAGTAAAGATTTTAAAACTTCAGAAGAACAAGTATTAGACGATGAAACTGTAAACAAAATGAGAGAGAAATTCACAATGAAAAACTTAGACAGCAGAGTTGAAGATGCACTACCACTTATCAACAGAATTATGAGTGAACTAGAAGCACCCAGAGAAGAAGAACAAGTTAATGAATTAGACCCAGGTGATGAGCCAATTGATGCACCAATACAACCAGATGTAGATCACGGAGCAGTGGTACAAGGTTATTTGACCGATCCAGAGAAAAAATTAATTCTAAGAAAAGATGACTCTGCTGATAAAATGTTATCTGTAACAAAATTTAAAGACAAAAATACTATGTTAGGTTCAATACTTTCTGATATAGCATCAAGATTAATTTCAACACCAAAAGGTGAAGAGGACAGAGTGGCAAACTTTGCTTCTAGAGTTGCAGACGGAATAGAGCAAGAAGGTTCTGCTATGTTTAAACCGGGACCAGACTATAACAGCAACAAAAAAATTGCAGTACAGTTAGCAAAAAGATATTTAGATGACTACAAAAAAATGCAATCAAATCCAGAATACAAAGACGAAGTGAGAAAAGATCCTCAAGACATAAACAAATTTAAAAATATTAAAGGCCTAGATTACGATAACAAAGGCAAAGCAAAAGAAGAAACAGCATTTGAATCATGGGCTGATCAAACTGCAAACGAATATGCAACTGAACCAAAAGATGAAGAAGATAGAAAAGAAAAATTAAAAGCACTAAACGACATTCAAAAAAATCCAGACTTAATGAGCGATCCTAGAATGAAAGCTGAAGTAATCAAAAGAAGAATGGAACTGCAAAGAGCAAAACAAGAAGGTGTTGCATTTGAAGATCTTAAACCTTATATTGAACAGCATCTAAAAGACGGTGGCGATCAATCAACTGCACTTGAAACAGCAATTGAACAATTTAATACAGAAGACAATGCTCCAGATATGGTTGTTAGAGATCCGGAAGATGAAGCAGAAGATAAAGAACAAGAAGTAGCAAAAGATCAAGTAGACGCTGAAAAGATCAATACAGAATTAGATAGAATTAAGCAACTAGCTAACTTATCTTAATAAAACCTCCATATTACCAATAATAGTAGTAGACAACTGATAAATATCAGTGTATATTATGTACTATATGTCTAATATACACATAGGCAAACTAAAACAAACATAGGCACACAAGGAGGCTTACATTATGGCATCATTAGCTGAAATAAGAGCGAAGTTAAAATCTCAAGAAGTTAATCGCTCAACTTCACAAACAGGCGGAGACAACGCCATCTACCCACATTGGAATATAGCAGAAGGCTCAGAAGCAGTTGTTAGATTCTTACCAGATAAGGATACGAACAATACTTTTTTCTGGACTGAAAGAAACATGATCAAACTACCTTTTGCAGGTATTAAAGGTCAAACTGATTCTAGACCAGTGCAGGTACAAGTACCATGCATGGAGATGTATGGCAAAACTTGCCCAGTACTAACGGAAGTTAGACCATGGTTCAAAGACAAGAGCATGGAAGACATGGGAAGAAAATATTGGAAGAAAAAATCTTATATTTTCCAAGGTTTTGTTACAACAAATCCACTAGCAGAGGACTCAACACCTGAGAATCCAGTCAGAAGATTTATAATTGGACCTCAGATCTTTAACATCATTAGAAGTGCATTGATGGATCCAGAGATGGAAGAAATGCCTACTGATTTGGTTAAAGGTGTTGATTTTAGAATTAACAAAACTACCAAAGGTGGTTATGCTGATTACTCAACATCAAAATGGTCAAGAAGAGAACGTGCATTAGATGAGGCAGAGAGAGCCGCAATCGAAACACATGGGTTACACAACCTAAGTGACTATAGACCAAAAGAGCCAACTGAAGCAGAAGTTAAAATAATTGCAGAATTATTTGCGAAATCTGTCGAAGGTGAAGCTTATGATCTTGAGCAGTATGGACAATACTTTAGACCAGCGGGAATGGCTTATCAAGCTAAACCCCAAGTATCAGTTCCAACAGCAAGTCCAGTAGCGGCGGCACCAGTAAGTGCACCAGTAACTGCAACTGCACCTGTTACAGAATCTGCACCAGCACCACAACCAACAGCGGCGGCTACGGCGGCTCCTGCAGGTGATAGTGCCAAGAGAGCAGAGGACATCTTGAAACTAATAAGATCAAGACAAGCAAAATAATCTGACATTTTACCAAGGCCCTGATGTTGACGTTAGGGCCTTGATATGCTATTATAGGATATACAAAGGATAAAATTATGACAAAAGTATTTGACGCAACAAAGTTTAGAAAGAGTATCACAAAATCAATCCAAGGTTTAGGCATAGGATTCAGCGATCCCACTGATTGGATCAGCACAGGAAATTATGCATTGAACTATTTGATGACAGGCGATTTCAACAAAGGAATTCCGCTAGGCAAAGTTACTGTATTTGCAGGAGAATCAGGAGCAGGTAAATCATACATAGCCGCAGGAAACATTATTAAGAATGCACAAGAGCAAGGTATATTTGTTATACTTGTTGACACAGAGAATGCACTAGATGAAAAATGGTTACAAGCATTAAAAGTGGACACATCAGAAGATAAACTTTTAAAATTAAGTATATCAATGATTGATGACGTAGCAAAAACTATTTCAGAGTTTATGAAGGGTTACAAAGAAGCACACGCAGATGACAAAGAAGGTGCACCTAAAGTACTATTTGTTATAGACAGTTTAGGTATGATGCTTACACCAACTGACGTTAATCAGTTTGAAGCGGGTGATATGAAAGGTGACCTAGGTAGAAAACCTAAGGCATTGACTGCACTTGTGAGAAACTGTGTTAACATGTTCGGTTCATGGAACGTAGGCCTTGTAGCAACTAACCACACTTATGCATCACAGGATATGTTTGACCCAGATGATAAGATATCAGGTGGACAGGGATTTATCTATGCAAGTTCAATCGTTATTGCAATGAAAAAACTTAAATTAAAAGAAGATCTTGATGGTAACAAAGTTACAGACGTAAGAGGTATTAGAGCGGCATGTAAAGTTATGAAAACAAGATATGCTAAACCGTTTGAAGGTGTACAGGTTAAGATTCCATACGAAACAGGAATGAACCCGTACAGTGGACTAGTGGACCTATTTGAAAAGAAAGGTATACTTGTACAGACTGGAAACAGGCTAAAATACATTGATAAAGCGGGTAAAGAACATATCGACTTTAGAAAACAATGGATAGGTGATAAATTAGATATGCTAATGGCAGACTTCAAAGAATCAACAGACTTTGCTGACAAAGAAGATACTGATGCTCCTATTGAGGTTGATATAAAACCTAAAGCAAAAACTAAAAAAGCAGAACCAATTAAAGAAGAAAAGGAATAGTACATGATAGATTTTACACACGAGGATATCGAACGCTTGTGGAATTCAGTTATACATTACGTCCCCGAAAGACAAAAATTGGACATGGCAATTGACTTTATTAAGAGTTTAGAAGATATCGGTGTAGAACATGACGAATTAAAAGCGTCTGCAGAATACGATCCAAAACTTGAAGAAGCAATAGCAACAGTGTTCGAAGAAGAAGAAGTGGACGAAGATGGATATATTGAGGACGAATGATAAACTGGTACAACGAAGTTAGCAGAAATTTATCTAAGATACCAGACTGTGTTGCATTTTTTGATAACGAATTATTAGAAGCAAGAAAACAGTGTAAGATATACGGTAACTTAGAAAGAGCTAGTGCATCATTACCTGGAATAGTTGAAGAAAGATTTAGTCAATTACAACAACTCGAAGCAATTCTTGAATACCTAAACATAGAATTAAGAAGATTAAGATCTAAAACTTTTAGAAAATTCTTAGAAAATTATAATAAACTGTTAAGCAGTAGAGATGCAGAGAAGTATGTAGACGGCGAAACTGATGTTGTTGACATGACTAAGATAGTTAATGACTTTGCATTAATACGTAACCAATGGTTAGGCATCACCAAAGGATTAGATCAAAAACAATGGCAAATAACAAACATTGTTAAATTGAGAGTAGCAGGAATGGAAGATGCCGATATCAAATAATAGAATAATACTTACAGACGTAGACGGAGTACTCCTAGAATGGGAAAACCATTTTACTAAATGGATGTTACAAAGCACACTGTTTGATGAAAGAGGTGCTAGATATCACCCTTATAGACTACTACCAGACAAACAAAACACATATTGGATGGAAGAAAGATTTGGTTTATCCAAAGAAAAAATGGGTGAAAAAATTAGAGAGTTTAATAGAAGTGCATGGATGGGCACACA